TGCTTTTCTAACTTTCGGTTTATCGTCTTTCTGTTTAGGACTTGTAATATCTACATACATAGAAATATGGTCAAACACCATACCAATAGACATTATATCTAATTCAGTAAAACTAAGTTTACATATTTTTGCCATTGTCAGATATCTAATTGTTAAATCTGTTATTTCCTCGTTTGAGTTGTCGGCTTTTTTTTTACTGTTGAAGTAAAGTTAAGTCTAATTAATGGTAGTACTTCTTTAACAATATCCATAACTGGGAAGCCATCTTCAAATGTATCTAGCCATGCATTAATTTCTGGAATCTCTGGATTAGCCTTCTTTGCCAAACAATAAACCATTTGATAGAACTCAATTGATTCAAAAGAGTTTCCTTGAGTTTGATTTTTCTCTAAGTTCATAAAGTCTTTTAAGAAGTCAGAACCGGGAAACATTGCTCGATACATTAAAGGTGTTTGTCCTGTTACTTTAAATTTTATATCTTTATCATTAATTTTAATTACTTTTTCTGCCATCTAATTTCAATCCTCCGATTTTATTAAGGTATTTCTACTGGTTCAATAACTGCTTTATAGAAATCAGAATACATCTGATCTTCTGTTCCTTCTCCAGTATTCCAACGGATTGCTTTATCATTAGTACGTGGCTTTGCTGTGAATGATAATTCTTGTCCTTCAATTTCAATTGATTCCGCTGTTGTTTGAGCAGATTGAGATGGACGTGCTACTGTTACATCATAATATACGAAACGAGTTGCTTGAGCGTCACCGTCAACTTCAAATAGTAGGGCAATATCTTTAGGTTTAGCATCTGCTGATTCTAAGAAACCGCCATTGATCATTTTCTCTCCTAATACATCAGTACGAAACTTATCAGTAATCATTGCAATTGTTAATGTACCTTCATAACCTGTATTAGAATTACGAGAGAAGAAAACTCCATTATCTGCATAGAAGTTCATCGGGTCGCCTGTAGGATTCATTTCTAAGGATACTGCACCCTCTACACGAACTGGTGTAGCATATGTATAAGAGCCATCATCTTCCCTTGTGATAACTGCATAGTGAACATTTGTTAAACCAAATAAAACACGATTCTTTGACATAATTTATTTTATCTCCATTTCTTTCATTTTTTGATTGTTATATCATAAATTTTTTGATATAAACTCTGTGAACTAATGTAACTTTCAATAGTTTCGTAATATACATTATGCTCATCAAAAATATCTTCTATTTTCTTTTCAAGTTCTAAATCTTTCATATCTGTATATACTTCAATACGATAATCTAAAATCTTTTTCCACACTTTATTATCAGCACCAAAGTTTGATGAATCTTGTTCGAAATAAACCATGAATGGAGGTTGTGGCATGGGATTATTAGGTGTCACATTAAAGTGAGAATAAGCAACAGGTATGTCAACTTGATCTAAAATATCTGCAAGTTCTTCGATACTAATCATTGTTCAATTCTCCTAATTAATTTTTCTTCAAATTCCCTATTACCATCTAGTTCTACAGGTTTAATATGAACAACTGGTGCTGTTCTACTTCCGTCTCTATTCATATGACCATTTTCCAATAAATGGGTTAATTGAGGGGCTGTAGCATTATGAACTGTGTAACTACCTTTACTTTTTTTTACTTTCCATCCTGTAGCATATTTACCTGTTCTTTCAGGGGAAGTTTGCTTTAATCGTTTAGCGACATCTGTCGAAACTTCTTTAGCAACTGCTTCTACCTCTTCTTGTACAAAGTTAGAATAAAATTCTAATTGTCTGGTAACTTCTCTCGCTAAATTATCAATATCCATTTACTCACCAACTTTTTTATGCGTGTATAACTCTATGAATTCACCTTTTTGGTACGTTCTATAAATTGAATACTTATAATTGTTGTAATAAAGAGATTCCTCAAAATTATAATCAGACATTCTAATACTGAATACATATTGAGGATTAAAACCTGAATTACCTGCACTATAAAATTCTGTTTGCGATATACTTTTTCTATCAGCAAAAACTTGGTTTCTTTCTTCAATTTTTCTCTCTTGATGTAATTTATCTTTTATGATTGTAATTCTAACTAAATCTACAACATCTTTATAAAGCATCGTTATATTCTCCAGATAAAGATAGACGGGCTTTTAAATACTCGTAACTTTTAAAGTATTTTTCACTATCTTTATTTTCTAAACCAAAATGTGCCTTACAATATAAAATTACAGCATGAGAAATTATTTGATCTTCATACTGTAATTTTTTTATACCACCTAGAGATAAATCAATGAGTGCAGAATCAATTAAATCCTGTATTTCATTGTCAAAAGCAGAATTCATTATACGTAGTGCATGTTTAACTTTCTGTAACATTTTCATCAGCCGCCTTTATCTTACGACTTTTAGTTGTTATTTTTGATTCTTTAATTTTGTTGCGAGTATTCAAATCTTCTGTTTTACTATTAGGTACAATGAAACCTAGAGAAGATAAACATTGAATACGTTCATAATCTTCGCTAATAAAATAAGAACCGGAGGAAAATAATTTCCCCGATTCTCTATCAGCAAAGAGATTTATAACTAAATGTTTCAAGTAAATCTCTCCTATCTTTAATTATACTTCTGGAATGATTGCAACAAATGCACGTTCATCCTTCACTTTACCGTCCATGATAGCGTGTCCTAAGAATTCTGTAGTACGTTTCTTCAGATTTTTGTCAGTATCTACAGATAAGCCTTTATTAGTATTGATTACATAACCTGCTGAAGGTTTACCTACTACAATAACCCCATCTGGAGCACCTCCATCTGACTTAACAGTTAAACCAAAGATTCGACCTACACCACCACTAGTTGCGTCTGGAATAAAGATAGGACGACCATTTTTATCCTGTACATTTGCAAGTTTATTCCAAATCGTTGCATTATTAGCATAGATACCTGAGCCTGTTTGGAATTGCGAAGCAAGTTTAGCCATAGCACCTGTTAATGTTTCATAAGAAACATCTCCACTTGCTGGGTACTTAACTGTTTGACCTGCTGTTTCTAATACTTTAACTACACCTTCAAATTCTTTATCAGTAGTAGTATCACCTGTAAATACCCATTTACCTACTACCGCACCAATACGTTCTACTAATTCTTTCTTTAAATAATCCATAAATTCAGGTACAGTCATTGATTCTAGTTTAAATGAAACTTCAATAAGTTTAGCAACTTCTACGCCTTTTACTACTACTTCCACAAAGTCATTTTCTTCTACTTCTACTTCTTCCTTCTCTTTATAACCTTTAGCATCTCCAGATTTAATTGCTTTGTGTCTCTTAATTGTTAGATAACCACGAACGTTCATTTTATGAGCATCACCAAAGAATGGATATTCTTCTGATACAAGACCAATGATTTCATTCATAGATGTTGTAGGAATCATAAGACCATTATCTTCAGCATAGGTAACGTTATCCATTTCTTGTGATGTTAATTCTTGTCCCATAACACTTTTTGCAAATGCATTTTCTAATAATACTTTGTTTTCCACAGTCTCTTTAACTCCTGTCGTTTCAATCTGTTTCATATTTTCTAATTCATTTTTCTTAATAGATTTGTTTTCAAGTGATACTAACTCTTGCTCTTTAAGAGCGTTTAAATTTGCCATTTCACGTTGAACATTTTCAAATTTGTTATCTAATGCTTTAACTTCTTCCATCTTGACCTGAGAATCTTCGAACTTTCC